AAATTGTATCAACACCAGCAGGCAGTTAGTGGAGGCGCGGGGAATTGAACCCCGGCCAACCAAGCCCGAGAGCACTACTCCCGCTTGGTTTACGCGGCTTCGGTCGTGTCCGTTGCCCACATTTTGCCCACACTCTCCAACAGCATCGCGTTCACGGCCTCGCCCACCGCATCCAGATCATCATCGAACAGGTCGGCGTACACATCCAATGTCATCGCGGCGGAAGTATGTCCGAGCTGGCGTTGCACGGCCTTGACGTTCGCGCCGGCTTTGACCATGAGGCTCGCTGCCGTATGCCGCAGGTCATGCACAGTCATATTCCCCTCGATGCCGGCGCGACGTTTCGCCCAATAGAACCACGACGAGGTAGTGTTGGGCCCGTGCGTGCGCCGCAGGTATCCGCCGCCTGGAGCCTCGAAGAGAATGTCTTCCAGTTCAAGGCCTTCGACCAGCGCTCGCATGTCATCGTCCAGCATGGCCGGGTACACGACTTGACGCCATTTGTCCGACTTCGGGGTGTTGACCACTATCTCCCGTTGCACCTCGGTGGCGTTCCTGCGTATCCACAACCTGCGGCGTCGCAGGTCAACGTCCTTGACCTGCAAGCCCACGAGCTCTCCCCAGCGTATGCCGGTCAGCCCGAGCACGAGCACGACCGGGCGTCGCCATCCGGCCGCGTCCGCCAGACGCATGAGCTCCGCGCCGGTCAGGTATCGGTGTTCCTTGCGACGCTTCTTCGGCAGTTCAAGTTCTTCGCAGGGGTTGGAGCCTATGAGCCGGTCGCGCATGGCCTGTTTGCAGAGCGCGGAGAGGATGCCTTCGGCGCGTAGCACCACGGTGGCGCTCAACCCTTCCGCCGTCAACGCGGCCACCCATTCCTGCACCTCGGAGTGTGTGACGGACGCCAGTTCGCGGCTCCCCCACATGGGTTCCACGCGATGTGCCCATTCGCGTTCGAGTGAGTCGATGTAGCTGGCCTTGCATTTTACTTTTTTCGCGGCGATCCATGCCGGCCACAATGCGCCCACCGTTGCCTTGCCGGCCTGCGGGTCGATGTACGAGTTGGTTGCTTTTGCGATGGTGACGTGTTCGGCCGCCCAGTTCTCCGCGTCGATTTTGCGCTTGAATCCGCGTTTGTCGGTCTGCGTGCCGTCCGGCTTGCGATACCTCACGCGGTATCTGATTTCGCCTTTGCTGGTCTTGTATCTGGTGACGTTCGCCATTCAGATCACCTCCCGTGAGGCGAGTATCCTGTTAGATATGACAGCAACGGATAGCGGGATGACGTTCAAGGCGTGGAGCGGCGACGATATGACTCGGGTTGAAGGTGTCGGCACCAATCCGTCAATCGTGGCGAACAACGTGCTGCGTCGTTCGTTTGATGACGGCGTGCCGGTGAATCTGATGAAGCTGCAACGGCTCCTGTATTTCACCGCCTGCACGTACATGCGGCAGTCAGGATTGCGATTGTTGTCCGAACCGTTCCAGGCGTGGGGAAGCGGGCCGGTTATCGTCAGCCTGCACCAACGACTGAAGGGGTTGAACGGCAGACCCATCACCTCGTATCTGTCGGGGCCTGATGGTCGCACCCGAATTGTCCAGGATCGTCCGGGAGACGACTTCCGCAGATCGTTGAACCTCGTGTGGGATAATCTGTCGAGATACAGTGCGGCCAACCTTTCCAGATTCGTCAAAGTCGAAGGCTCGGCATGGTATGACGCATGGGTCAACGGCAACGCGTACATAGACGATATGTCGATGGCAAACGACTTCACCGTTTTCGAACGTTTGGGGTTGTCGATATGACGATCAGGGATATTCCTCCAGTGGACGAGACTGCCCAGAACGATGAGACCGAGCCGGAAGGCGGGGAAACCGGTTCTCCGGATGAACCTGCTGGGCTGCCAATTGGCGAGATAGACCCAGAGAAGAAGCATGGATGGGACGTGGAGGATTTCAAGAACAGTGCGGCGCTGCGAATCGTTGTCGCATGTCTCGCCGTGATGACGGTTTCCGCGTTCGTGGAGCATTTCTGCCCGGCGTTGTCCGGCAACGACCCATTGGCCGACCTGTTCGACGCTTTCAAGCTGATTGCCACGACCGCGTTGGGTTTCCTTTTCGGCCGTAATTCCAAATAGCATTTTCGGGTATGCTTCGCCCCGTGTAGGATAGTGGGCGAAGCGTCCTCCTTTCTTGAACTAGCTGGATTCTTCAACCGCCCTGTTGGCGCTGCAACGCCGGCAGGGCAATATTTTTATCTAAGCGATTAACGCATACGTCTCCCCGGCTCGTAGAATCAAGGTATGGGTAAACATGGGACGAAGAAGACCACAGCGCAATCTGTCATAATGACAGTTCTGTCCGTTCTGTGCTATACGGCGGGCGCGTTCTGCGCGCTGTTCGTTTTTGTCGGCGCTTGGCCTATGCTCATCTTCACAGCGTTCTTCATCTTTATCGGCATGTTCGCATATAAACATCGCTTCGACAAGAGAGGAGGTGATCCAGCCGTCTCTCGCACTCCAGTCGACGGGTCCACGGTGCAAAGAAAATCGCCGGACACGATTCCCGCTCCAGCTGAGTCCCATGTTGCCGGAACAGTCGAATACCTCGTCTACAATTACAACGAGCCGGTTGTGGCGAATATTCCGCGAGACAGGATATTCACCGCTGAAATCATTCGACGCAGGATGAACGTGCCTTTCCATGGAAACAGGGATCTCGGCTATGTCCTCGGAGGCGGTAACGGCAACGGCTATGTGCTTTCCTACAACGGCGCACCGTTCGGCGTGATTCCGAATGACAGGCTCTGCGCCTATCTTGATGACGTCCACGCACGCACCATCAGCTGCGTCTGGCATGAATGGTACGAACCGACCATCAAATCGATCAAGGCTCTCGCACCCTCCACACGAAGAAGCCGTAGCGAACGGATCATAGCGTCCATGATTGGTGCCGGAAAATGGGACAGCGTGGACGATGTTGATTCCATTAAAGCCAGCGATTATAAACCGAACGCGATGGCGGACAGTCTGTTGTCCGGCAGGGGCTTCATTGACATCGAGGTGTCCCTGGACATGATTCCAACGCCTAAGGGCTCCTACGCCAAACCGCATGTCGGCATCTTCCACGACGGAGCGGCTCTGTTTGAGTTCGACGCGCGGAAGATGGTCTATGGAGAGCTGGTGCGCCACGCCGGTCAGAACGCACTGGCCCGAGTCGAAAAGAAACTGTCCAACGACGGGAACGGCAGCCCTTATTACTCCATCATGCTTGTGTTCCAATCAGACACCTCCTCTCAGGCGTGATTACTGCAAAGTCATGTAGGCATTGCTGATAATCGGTGATGGTTTGTATGGTCAGGTCGAGCTCCGAGGCTATGAGCCAAGGCGCTCCTCCGTATGTTTGTTCTGCTTGACGGTATTTTTGCGAATCTACTAGGAGCCGCGCTGCCTCCAATCTGGTACGTTGCTCGTGCATTCCGCATTGGTAGTCGGCGTGCAGCCAATGGACGAGTTCGTGTATGAGCACGCATTTTTTTGCGGTGTATGTAAGTCTTCTGTCTATGAGAATGACGCGGTTTGCTTCTGAGTAGCAACCCCACATATTGTCTAAGATGTCGCTTTCTACGGTGACATCTATTCCGCTCGAATAAATCGCCATGCGCATGGGGCCATAGTTCATGTGCGTGTCGAACGGAATAAGGCGTTTCATGCCGATGCTTCTCCATCGTGGTTCATGTAATAGTCCTTTCCCTCTGCTCCGTAAGCCGCAAGGCTGACATCGCTCTTGTGTGCCAGACGTTTTGTCTCCGCTATCCGCGATGCCGTTTGCGCTTTCTCGTAGGCGATGCGGGTCATGTCGGCGGCGTTTGCTCCGAGCGCTTTGCATAGATCTCCAAACACATCGATGGGAATTTGTCTTTGTCCTTTTAGATAGCGAAGAACGGTGACGGGACTCAGCCCGACTTCTTCTGCAATGTCATCGTTGGTTTTCCCCATGCGGGCTTTTTGGGCTCGAAGCTCTTCTGCGATAGCTTCGGCAAATTGATCTCCATATTCGGTCATGGATAAAGAATAACACATATCGGGAAGAAAATTAACCATATAGATTAAAAACTAACTTGACTAACTATCCAAATGGTGCTTACATTAACCATATGGTTAATCAAGAAAGCACCACAAAACAGGTGGCAAATAAAATCGCAGCCGCGCTGGAAGCCGCGAAGCGCTCCGTTAAGTGGCTTTCCGACCAATCAGGGACACCCTATGTGACCCTTCGTCGACAGCTCAGCGGGAAAGCCTCCATTTCCATTGGTCAGATTGCCGTTTATGCGGATTGTCTGCGTGTTGAACCGATGACAATGCTCCCTGACTCATTCATAGCGCTCGCCGACAAGGAGGCGGCGTGATGTCTGTCGAAGAGTATGGCCGTCATTTCAGCGGCTACCGTAAGCCGGAACCGGGCGAACCGTCCCGCGGCTTCATGCGCCGTCTCGTGTTCTGGAGCGTCGTGTGCGCGGCGTGCATCGGATGGATGCTGTCCCACATGGGGTGCGCGCACCCCATCGGCAACGGTTTGGCCGCGCTCATGGGCTTCGGGTTCGTTCCACTCAGACTGATCGCACTGGTGTTGAGCGAGGCGGGCATCGAATAAGTCTTGCCGGATGGCGTGGAAAACCGTCTGGCATAGCGGAAGGAAAACCGAATAACCCTCGTTGATAACTGAAAAAAACAACTGACAGATACGGTGTCGGTTTTCTTGGACCGGCGGGGCGTCGGCTTTGGTCTATTCTCCGGCGTCCCGCTTCGGGCGGTGCAGGTTGCCCCCAGTCAAGATCGCGTAGGTCATGTATGCGCGGCAAAGACCGGGACCACGGTTCGATTCCGTGGCCGTCCACGACCGCAAGGTTACGCAAAAAAGAAAAGCCCCAGCGGCTACTGGGGCGGAAAGAAACTCCAATGGAAAGGATACCCCGATGAGTGCGCCGATACCAAACCTGATGACGGTGGAACAACTCGCCGAACATTACGGGAAGGCGAAGAAGACCATCCAGAACAAGCTCACGCGAGGCTGGGGGCCGACGCCGGTCACCGACCCCGACACCATGCAGGTGCTGGGCTTCGAGGTCGAGGAGGTGGCCCGTTTTGACCGCATCAACAAGCAGACGCGCAAGCAGCGCCTCTACGCCTGACTGCCGAACGACATGTGGCTTGCGGTCGCGGACCGGCTGCTCACCAACCTTGACATCCTGACCGCATATCCCACCCGGCAGTCGCTGGCGAGCCTCATCGGACTGAGCATCCACGAGGCCGGGCTCACGTTAACGCCGGAGACGCCGTTATGGGCACGGCAACGTTGACCGCGCCCATAACGGACGAGGGGATGCGCATGACGCCCGGCGAGCTCATAGAGGAATTCTATGAGCGTCTGGCTGATTTGAACACGGACATGCGTAACCCCCGCATCTATCTGGTGCCGGAGCCGGGTGTCATCACGGTCGACCGGCCGTCGCGCAGGGTCTCGGCGGTCGTGGAATACGCAGACAAGAAACATTTCAGAAGGAGTAGGTGATGGCCGGAGAGACGACGCTCACCATTGTGGGCAACCTGACGGCAGACCCGGAAATCCGCACGATCGGCACCGGGGCGACGGTCGCGAATTTCACGGTTGCTTCCACGCCGCGCGTGTGGAACCGTCAGACGAACCAGTACGAGGACGGTCAGGCCCTGTTCATGCGCTGCAGCGCATGGCGCGACATGGCCGGCCACATCGCCCAATCGTTGAAGAAGGGCGTGCGCGTGATCGTGACGGGCCGTCTGCAACAGCGCTCCTACCAGGCGCAGGACGGGTCGAACCGCACGATCGTGGAACTGCAGGTGGACGAGATAGGCCCGAGCCTGCGTTACGCGGTCGCGGCAGTGGCCAAGCAGTTCAAGCCCAACGGCTTCCAAAACAACCAACAGGGTCAGCAGTCGTATTCGGGTGGCTCCACGTACGGCAATCCGCAACAGTCGGGCTGGCAGCAGGCCGCGCCGCAACCAGCCGCCAACGACCCGTTCGGCCAACCGCAACAACCGCAATCGCAGGAGCAGGATCCGTGGGCCTCCAGCCAGCCCGCTCCTCCGGCCGATGGGCCGGACGACACGGAATTCTAGAGGAGGATTTTCATGTCGATATCCATAGTGGACATTCCCGTCTCCCAACTGGAGCCGAACCCGCATAATCCGCGCAGGGACGTGGGCGACGTAAGGGAGCTGGCGGACAGCATCAGGGCGCAGGGCATCAAACAGGAGCTGCTGGTCACCCCGTCCGGCGACCGGGACGGCAGGCCCATGTACCGCGTGGTCATCGGGCATCGCAGGCTCGCGGCCGCGAAGATTGCCGGCCTGGACATGGTGCCGTGCCGCGTGGAGGGGATGACGGCGCGCGAGGAACGCGAGCTGATGCTCGTAGAGAACACGCAGCGCGTGGACCTGACCCCGTTGGAGGAGGCCGACGGCTATCAGGGGCTCCTGGACTTGGGCGTGAAGGTCAAGGAGATGGCCGAACGCACCGGGCGCAGCATGAGACTGGTGCGCGGCCGGCTGAGAATAGCGTCCATCCCCCGATCGGTGCGCGAGGCGTCGCCCGCGTTCGCGCAACTGTCGCTCTCCGAGTTGGAGGACATCGCGGAATTCGACGGCGACGAGAAGGCGCAGGCCAGGCTCGCCGCCAAGGCCGGTTCCAATGATTTCGAATGGCAGCGCAACCAGCTGCGCCGCGAACGCGACCGGAGCGAATGGGTGGAGGCCGCGCGCCTGTGGGCCGAATCCAACAATCTGCCCATGCTGCCCGACAACCTCAAACCGGAGGACATGTGGGCGAACCCGACAGGCTACGAGAGGCAGCGGCGTTTCGCCCAGGATTATCCCGGCCCGTTCTCCAAGCAGTGGAAGGACTGGCAGGCCAAGGGGAAGCACCCCGGCGCGGTCATCCGCATCTTCGACGACGCGGGAAGCGTCGTGGCCTACACGCCGGCGAAGAAGACAGCCGAGGAGAGGGAAGACGGGAAGGCCGAAGCGAAACGCCGGATGGAACGGGAGCGCCGCCACAAGGTCAGGGAGCTCGCCCAGGCGTCGGCCGAACTGCGCTGCGAATGGATCCGAACAACCGTTCCCGTGTTGAAGGCGGACGCGCTGCGCGACATGACGGAACGCCTGACCCTGTTGGAGCTGATGGGCGTGGGCGATTCGATGAGAGGCACGAGCCTGGACTCGAACGGGTGGACCCGCGTGGTCAAGGCGTACTCCCTGTTCGCCAGACCGTTGCCGGTAGTGGACAAGGACCCGGAGCATGGCGTGTACACGCTCAACGTGGCGGAGAACGCCCTGGAGCTGCGCCGCCGCCAGTCGGTTCCCTCCCGTCGGGGCGTGGAGCTTCTGCTGCTCCTGCTGGCCCGCAGGGAGGGCGCGATAGACGCGGACACGTGGGACCGTGAGGCCTACCAGTGCGACCTCAAGGGTTTGAACGCCTACTACGAGGTGCTGGAATCGGCCGGCTACGCGGTGTCGGACGCGGAGAGGAAGGGGCTGGAGCAGTGAACACGAAAGTGGTTATCAGGGTGCGCAACGGCGATGACGCGCCGGCGAGCGTGGAGCGTCTCGTGGTGGATTCACGCGCCGAGGTGGGTGCGGGGGTCACGCCGATGCTGCTCTCGGACATGCTGGCCCTGCTGGACGATTCGTGCCATGTGACCGATGTGGAGATCAGGAGGGCGGAGCCGTGAGCATCGAACTGGTGGCGAAGGCCAAGAAGACCCGATTGCATGGGGACAGCACGGCGAAACTGCTGCTTATCGTGCTCGCGGATTACGCGAACGACGAGGGCATGGCGTGGCCGAGCGTGAAGACCATGGCGGAGGAGACGGAGAAAAGCGAACGCAGCATCCAACTGCTGTTGAGGAAGCTCGAACAGATGCGTCTGATCCGCAAGGGCGACCAGAAACTCGTGGCCAAATACGCGAAGGGACGCCGACCGGTCGTCTACAAGCTGTTCCCGAAGACCAAAAAGGGCGAAACCCCAATGGACGCAACGGTTGAGAGGGGTGAAACCCATTGCACCCCCGAAACAGGTTGCACCGGTGAAACCCACTTCACCCCACAGGTGAAACCCACTTCACCCGAGGGGTGCAACCCACTTCACCCCACGGGTGAAACCCACTTCGTTTCAGGGGTGAAACCCACTTCACCCAAACCGTCACAGGAACCGTCAATAGAACCGTCAAGAGAGAGTACGCGCGCCAGCAAAACCGAAAAACCCGACACCACACGACTCCAAGCGCTCGCCAACCTCACCCCCGACCAGTCGCACCGGCAGCTCGCCGACGAAATCGGACTCGACCTGGATGCCGAACTCGACAAGTTCCGCGACCATGCGATAGCCGGAGGCCATCTGCCGGCAGACCCGGCGGCGGCGTTCCGCAACTGGCTGAGACGCGGCCGCGAACTCGGCCTCGGCAACACCAGCCAGACCACGCCGGCGCTCGCAGGCGGCTTCGGCCACCCCGCACCAGCCAGGAAACCCCACCGTCACAGCTTCGGCTGCACGCACGTGCTCAACCTGCTGGGCCGTGACGCGCCGGACAACGATCCGCTCGCGATGCGCGCGGCGGAACTGCTCAACCAAGGAAAAACCGAAACCGAAGCGCTCGCCGCGCTCGGATTGATGAAGGACGATTTGGAGGAAATCGCATGACCAGGAAAACCGAAGCCCTCTTGTGGGTGGACATCGAGACCACGGGCACGGATCCGCGTACCGACCTGATGCTGGAAATCGGCTTGAGGTGCACGAGCATGGACGCGCAGACCGAGTACGCGCGTTACGAGTCGATAATCAAACCCTACGTACTGCCCACGGACAGGAGCTTCGCCTACGCGCATCGGATGCATGAGGCGAACGGGCTCATCAACGAGGTCATCGTCGCAAGCCCCGAACTATGCTCCACGGCGCGTGTGGCGCTCGCCGTCATCGATTTCACCCAGTCGATGGCGGAAACGCATGTGCTGCATCCGGCGGGCACGAACATGATGGGCTTCGACCTGCCGTTCCTGGAGCATTACCTGTTCGCCGAGGACCAGTGGGGACGCTTCCACAAGCTGCTCTCCTACCGCGCGTTGGACATGACCGCCATCCGGTTGACCCAAACCGCGTTGGGAGCAGACCCGTACGAGCATTACACGCAGACGAAACCGCATCGTGTGACGGACTGCCTGGACACGGACATCAGCGAATACATCGAATGGCTGGACCTCGTCAAATGAGCCGCACCAACCCCACAAGGGAAACACACCGGCTGACCGCCAGACGAGACCACTACCGGTGCCTGCGATGCGGCAACGAATTGGACCACATCTGGAGCGGCCACAGCCTCCACCACCGACACATGAGAAGCCACCCGTTCCCCGGACTGCATTCGCCAGCCAACCTCATCCATTTATGCGGATCGGGAACCACCGGCTGCCACGGATGGGTACACAACCATCCCAAAACGGCGATGGCATACGGGTGGATCGTCAGCGGATACAACGACCATCCCGAAACCGTCCCCGTCTGGGACGCGCACCAAGGCTGGCTGCTCCTCGACAACCAGGGCGGATACACGCTCTGCGACCGGGACGGCAACCCCAGATAACACACGCAAGCAAACCGACACGGAAACAAGCCGGCGCTCGCCGGCATAGGGAAAGGAGAGCCGATGACCGCACTGCTTGCGTCACCCCTCGGCAGCATCGAAACCGGAGGACAGTCAGTCCTGTACAGATGCCATCCCCGCATGATGTACGACGAATCCGTACGGAAACCCTTATTGGACATTCTGGGCAGATGGGCCCTGCATCTCATGTGCGACGCGGAGGAAGCATGAGCCAACGATGTGACCCGCACGGGCCAGGATGCTACTACCGTTGCCCGATCTGCGGTCAATGGTGGTGCTACGACCCGCGAGACGGATTCTGGGAATCAATCAGCACGATCAAAATGTTCTTCCTCCTGCACAATGTGTGGAGGCAGGAACGCAAACACAGGAAGGCGACTCATGGGCGAACCGATTGACCTCACCCAACAGGCCCTCGACGCATTGGCCTCATCGGGTCTGGGAAACGACAGTCCGGCCGAGGCGTTCGTCATCGGCTATCGGAATGGATGGCAGCAAGCCGTCGACCTGTGCATACGAATCGAAACGGCACTCAACGACGAAACGGAGGAAACCGATGACCGCACTGCTTGACGAACGATTGCGCGTCTTAGCGGCGTAGACCCACACGCTCGAGGAGAAAGTGAGCTCTCTCGGCTGGATGGCCGGCAGCGACTCGCAGACGCTGAAATCAATGACCCGTGCCCAGGCGCATCTCATGCTCGCCGAATACGACCTGTTGGATGCGCTCGAAGCAGGCAAAAAGGAGGAAAACCAATGAGCAGTGAGAAACCATTCTGGGAGGGCAAGACCTGCAAGGAGATGGCCGGACTGCACGTCAAGGCCACATGGAAGAACGGCACCATTGTTACTGGAGTGTTAGATGACACAGGAGATATTGATTTAGGCGATAACCGTTCTTTGTACACGTCACGCGGCTATGACTCTTCCTGTGATTTTGAGCCAACAGACAATATCCAATCCATCGAACTGTTGGATGACCCCGAGTATGAGCGCATCGACAACATCGAAAACGTGCAGGTGGGCGATATTGCCTGCACGACGGAGGGAAACCATTTCCGCGTCATCGATCTCAAGCCTGACCCTCTAGGCGACCTGCTCCTGCGTATCCGCATCAGCGAGATAGACGGTGAGTACTGCATCGACTCCGATGATTTCGCCTACGCTTTGCGTCGGAAGCCGAAGCTGCCCGACCATGACGGGTTGTGGTGGGATAAGGACAATGCCTTGTGGAGCGTCGCCATCTCCGGCCTGGACAATTCGAAGTTGGTCGCTTTGCTTATCGGTGACCCGGAATCCCCCGTCACCGGGTCTGTTTGGTCGGGCCTCAACAGCAAGCACGTGACCTCTCAAGCTCCGTTCCGTCCGGCCAAGGCGGTGGAAGCATGAACATCCACCCGATCATTGATGAACCTCCATCGTTTCCGCAAACTGTCTTACGCCTGCTCACAGGAAGCACTCATTGCTGTGACTGGTGCGAGAAACGCTGGATCAAGGTTCACCGCACTGGCCAATTGGAATACCGAAACCGTCGATGTCCCTACTGCGGGCAATACGGATGCCCCCGAGCCGAAAAACACTGGAAGAAATGCCCCGTGTGGAATCACATGACCCCGCCTGCATGGCTATACCCCGTGTTGAATCGGCTCTGCGAAAGAGATCTGCTGGATATCAATTACCCGATGGAGGCAACGGAAGAATGAACAATCTTATCCACTGCGATATGTGCGGCTACCTCATGACCAAACGTTGGAGCGAAACCATTGACGGTAAGACGTATTGCCGTGATTGCGTTCCGAAGAAGCGTCTCATCGATTCGGGCGAGCCGACCGAGTTCGATGATACCGACGAAATCGTATGCCCTTACTGCGGGCACCGATACGAAGATTCGTATGAATGCGGCGGCAATGACGAATACTTCGAGGAGGAGTGCGAGGACTGCGAACGAGAGTTCAACGTGACTCGCATCATCGACATCAGCTATGACACCAAGCCGAAGGAGGCAACAGAAGAATGAGTGATTACAAGCAGCGGATGATCCGCGAACATCGAGAATTGCAGGAGCGTATCAGCAAGCTGGCGCACATGCTTGAGGGCTACGCGGAGGGCACGTTGGACTTCACGCCCGCGTGCTCCTTCCAGCTCCTTGAAAGCCAATTGTACGCGATGGGGACATACGCGAACATCTTACAGGAGCGTGCGCGTATCGAACAGGTGGATTTGAACGCGCCTCTTGAGGGAGGTGAGTCTGGTGAGGTTCCACAGGATTAGCCCGTGTCCCAAATGCGGGGGCAAGGTCAAGGCGAAGTGGGAGCGGGACGGCGTGCAGGGGTTGCCTGAATACACGTTCTTTATCGTGATGTTCCGCTGCACTGCCTGCGGGCTCAGCTTCGAGGGAGGCTGTTCACGTAAGCCAGCACCGTATGAGTTGCAATACAACATCGCCGCATGGAACCGTATATGCAACGGTGATAAATGCTTCGCGTTGACCTACAAGAGTCTGGGAGGCAGACGATGAGAGACAAGGCGATGCCGTTGGGCAAGAAGTTCAAGGTCCGGTTGACCATCACACCGGAGGAAACCGGAACGCCCGTGGACATGCTGGGATTCACATTCACCAGCGGCCGGAACGGGCGTATGGAACTGGACACAGAGTACAACAACATTCCCAAACTGGCTGATGACGGGCTCGACTCACTGTCGATTCTCGTAATCCTCAAAACACTGGAGATGTGGGCCCAGAAGGGATATGAGCTGTTCCAGCCCATCGCTCAACGATTTCACGGAGACGGACGATGAAGGCGACGAGGGGGACGGACGTGGAGATCGAACGACGGTGCGGCATGGTCACAGGTGCCTCCTGCGGGAATGTGACCCTGAGCTGGATTCCCGGAGACGGCCGAAACGGCACCCGCTCATGGGTGCTGGCCACTCATGCTGGCGACAGCATCCGCCGCATCCGGTTGAGCAGGAACGAGCTCGGCGACCTGGAGGCCATCCTCCAATCGATCGCGAACGAGAAGAAGGAACTGAGAGGCAGACGATGAGCACTCTGGATATTTTGGGCAACACGAGCGAGCAGGCGGATTCGATACGTCTGATGCTCAAAGTGCGGGGCATGAAGGACGGTCGTTTCATCGACGCCGACCCGCTCATCATCCTCAAGGCCGACAATCATCAAGGCTCCGACAGGTGGGACGTGTATGTCAGCAAGACGGTGTATCCGACCGCCGAATCGTATGGCACGCTCGCCGGCATACTGCGAATGCTCGCCAATGACGTGGAAATCATGGCACACGAGAAGGAAATGGGAGGCAGACGATGAACGGTGACGTGACTGCCATGGACATCAATTGCGCACTCGCCTCCCGTTACCGGCGTGACGGTGACGGGTATTGGTCGGAGATTTCGGTCACTGAGCCGAATGACACGGTGCTGCGTCTGGACGGCGTGGCGTTGGAGGTCAACTGGCGCGGGGACACATGGATCAGCGGATTCGAGGTCAAGGTGAGTCGCGGCGATTTCCTCCGCGACGCGAAATACCTGTGCTACAAGAAGTACGTGGACGATCTCACCCTCGTCTGCCCCGCCCGCATGATCGACCGCAGCGAGGTGCCCGAGCCGGTTGGCCTCATGTACTACGACCCGTCCAAACGCACGTTGAGATACCGGCGCAAACCCAACCCAAGTCATGGTGACACCCGGCAGGTCGAACACCGGCTGCTGAAAAAGCTCGCCGCCAGCGAACGGCCGGACCGGTACGGGCATTACGAGACCGCCGCCGAGTATGTCGCACAGCGAGAGGCGATGAAAGGCATAGGCCGTGCGCTCGGGACGAAGATGGCGTTGCGGCTCCAACAGCTCGAACAGTTGCAGGAGCCCACCGAGGCACGACGTATACAGGCACAGTCCAAGGCGTTCGAACGGGTGTGCGACATCCTCAGCCGCCACGGCTACCAGATCAGCCGGTGGACCCGCACCGAGGATCTTGAGACCAGACTGAAGGAACTGGACGAGGCGCTTTCGAGCGTGGTGCCCACCGGCACGGTGGACCGCGAGACCCTGTACGCCATCAGCTGCCTGCAACAGTTGAGAACGACTCTGGGACTCCAAGACCGAAAGGAGCACGGACGATGAGCTATAAGGCGAGGACATTCACCCGTGAGGAGTTTCGAAAGGTCATCGCAGCCGCCATCTACGACTACGAACAAGCGCCCGCGAAATGCCTCTACACGACCAAGGATGCGGCAGACCAACTCTACGGCCATTACGGCGAGGAGACCGAGGTGAAGGAATGAACGGAGTACAGCTTACCAACCATCTGACCGCGCAATTCAGGGCATCAACCCTAAGCCGGTACGAGGCCAGAATCACCGAGGACGGCGACTTCCGAGTCTACATATACGCCATGAGCCTCAAACGTCTCAAACGCAAGTGCGGGAGGTACGCGAAACGTGAGCGCAAGGCCATCGAATATGTCACCACACTCAAGGAGGAATCATGAGCGCGACGAACAACCAGCGTGAGATGATACTCAAATGGCATAAAGGCAAGGCCGCGACACCCGAGTACACGGCGAAACTCCTCGGTTTGCCGTTGAGCGAGGTGCTGTACGTGATCGAGCATCCCGAACCGCCGAAATCACGCGCGGACGCGTGGACACCGGAATTCATCGAACCACTGGTCTGAAAAATACCGATAAACACACGCGAATACATGACTGAATTCAGCGTAAAAACACTGAATCCAACGAAAGACAAAACGAAACCCTCCACCAACAGGCGGAGGGCACGCTCACCAAAGCACCATCATAGCCGAACGTGGAGGGTTCCAAACAATGTTCATTCCAACCGACCCATGCCAATACTGCGGCGACCAGCAGGTCGAGGCACCATGGACGCTCTGCCAAAACTGCCGCCGCACCTACGCCAAAACACTCCACAATCTGCGCCGCAACATGCAACTGTTGCAGCGGGTCGCACGGCATGAGTACAAGCTCGGCGAACCCGGCAGCGGCGGGAAACCGCAGGGCGGCGAAGCGCCCAGCCCCGTCAACATGCACGCCATCGACCTGCTGGACGAAGCCGAATCATTGTTGCAGGACGCTTGGTGCGACGCGGGAGCCGTGTGGAGCGACCGCTGGCAGCTCCTCATCCCCCGAATGCAGACCCGCCTCGCATGGCTGTGCAAGGCGACGAACGCAGGCCGATTCCTCCGCCAGCTCATCAAAATGAACCGGCGCATCGAACCATACGTGGACCGCAAGCCACGCACACGGCGCATCATCGGCGTATGCCCCGAATGCAAACGCGAAATACTGGCGGCGAAGGGCGAATCGCTGCTGCTGTGCAAATGCGGCAACCCCATCAACGTGGCCGAGCTGCGCGAACGGACCGCCGAAGCCGTGAACCGGTATCACAAGACACTCACCCCAACCGGGTGCAGCGAATGGCTCCGCGACGATTACGGACTGGACGTACCTGCCATGACCGTGAAGAACTGGCTGCGCCGGGGCAAACTACCCTCGGCAAAACCGATAGCCGACGACGGATACTACGAATTCGACATCAGGGAGACCGTCGCCATGGCAATGAGCGTTTCCAAGCGGCAGTAGGCTGACATCGACCCGTGGTATACTCCGTATCAGGATTACTGTGGAAGCCTCTGGGATAAACATCTCAGGGGCTTTACTTATATCCACCTATGCGCGTAGCTCAGCAGGTAGAGCAGCGGTCTCCAAAACCGCAGGTCGTTGGATCGAAGCCAACCGCGTATGCCACGGCTTGCGTACGGTAGAGGCCTAACCGGCCATAGCAGCGACTGCTAGGGCGCAATCACAACAGAGCGCAAAGCTCGGGTTGCCGCGAATTCGAATCTCGCCCAAGCCACCAACCACCACACAGGATGGGGAACATGAGCAACAAGGCAGGCTCAGGCAGATACCAAAATGGAGCAGCCCGCCGCAAATGCAAAGCCCGACACATCGCGGCCGAAGGACCAATACCAATCTGCCCACTGTGCGGCAAGCCCATAGACCTCACACTCAAAACACCACACCCACTCAGCTGCGAACTCGATGAGATCATCCCATACAGCCGAGGAGGCTCGCCAACCAGCTATGACAACACACAACTCACACACAGAATCTGCAACCAAAGAAAAAGCAACAAAATAACCACCAACACCACAGGCCACCAAAACACAAAAAAACAACCACAAAACACCATCCCAATCAGCCGCCAATGGTAACCGGGGCACCACCCCCTCCCCCACCGGCAAGGCTCCCCACAGAACATAGCGCCCGCATCCCCCCGCAACCCGCGTGGAGTATCGTACGTTTGGCCGCTGGGGTGCCTGCGAGCGCCCGTGGAAGCCGTTCCGGCATGGTTTTGATGTTTTTGCCCCGTTGTTTTCCGAGGCTGTTACGTTTGATTTTACGCAGTTTTGATATGTCACGAAATTAGTGTTGCGAATCGTTGGAATATATGCTATAGTAATAGCTATGGTCAACCAATGTAGGAATTGCGGCCATTTCTTCCAATCCACACCAAACCCTAGGCGTCCGAGACTGTTTTGCTCGGACAGGTGCCGCAAGGCGTGGAGCCGCAAACATCAGATACCGCAGGAACTCAAGGCATTGCGCCGTTGGGTGCGCGCCGATGGCAAGCGCCCGATCCGGTGCGATGGTTCGCCGGCCAGTTCGACCGACCCCGATACCTGGGCGTCATACCCGGAGGTCATGCGCTCGAAGGCCGGTGACGGTTACGGCATCATGCTCGGCGACGGGCTTGCGTGCTGGGATTTCGACCATGTTGATTTGACCAGTCCGCCCGATAAGGCGTTGGAGCTGCTGCCCGAAGCGATCTATGCGGAGGTTTCGACCAGCGGACATGGGCTGCATGTGTTCGTGGAGTCGGCGGAGCCGAGTTTCCGGCGTGCCGGTGTCGAGTTCTATTCGCATTCGCGGTTCATTCGCATGACGGGAAGGAGGTGGCCGAAGTGACCACGGTTATCCGCAATCAGGGCACGAGTCTCGCGGTGCGCGAGAAGCTCGCCGCTGATGGCAAGCCCGTGTTGTTGGCGTTTTCGTGCGGCAAGGATTCTATCGCCGCGTGGCTGGCGATGCGGGATATGGGCATCGAGGTCGTTCCCGCGTACTTGTACTATGTGCCCGGTTTGAGGTTCGTGGACGAGGAGCTTGATTATTTCGAGCAGAAGTTCCAGACCCGAATCAAAAGGTATCCGCACCCGTCGCTGTACCGGTGGCTGAACAATGCGGTGTTCCAGGCTCCCGAACGTCTGCGCTACATCGAGGCTGCGCGTTTGCCTGAGCCGTCGTATGAGCAGATGTGGGATTTCATCCGCGCCGACATCGGCTTGGATAAGAGCACGTGGTGCGCGGATGGCGTGCGTGCCGCAGATTCGATTCAGCGTCGTGGCGCGTTCGTCCAGTACGGGTACTGGCGGCGCAATCTCAAGAAGGTCAGTCCTATCGGGGATTGGCTCAAGGGCGAAGTGCTGGACTGCATTGGCGAGCATCATATCGACCTGCCGTGTGATTATGCGTGGTTCGGGCGTTCGTTCGATGGCATCGACAAGCGTTTCACCAAGGTGCTCAAGGACAAGGCGCCGGACGATTACGCGACGCTGCTTGAATGGTTCCCTTTGTTGGAGGTGGATCATGTCAGGTGATTTCAAGTTCAATTTTTCCAAGAAGTCCAAGGGCAAGAAGACTGTGAAGCCGGTGCCGGAGAATCTGGACGAGAACGCGAAGGAGTACCGGGAGCGCGCCCGTGCGGAGCGCAAGCGTTTCGTGGATGCGACCGACACCGAATTCTGGCTGTGCCTGTGTTTCCCCTCCCCCGCCGAGATGGCGCGGTGGCGTGAACTGTTTGGTTTCGGCGAAAACCACCGGATCTATGCGTACCGTGATATCGAGAAGCTACTCGCCCCGTACAGGCCGGCCAAGTCGTCCGCCGTGGCGTTTGGTGCCGGAGTCGGGTTCGGTGGTGGCCTCGGGTTCGCGGAGAAGACGCCTGACCCACTCGCCGATGTCAAGTACTCCGATGATCTGGAAAAGGATTGTCTCGCCGAGTTCGCCGCCCTGCACAGGGCGCTGGTTTCGGCTCGCAGTCCCAGGAAGCTCGTGGAGCCGACCGATTCCGAACACTGGTTCGCCATCGCGTTCCCCTTGCGAGACGACAAGGACTCTTTCCTTGCCGCGTACGGTCTTCGAAAGCTCGGCGACAAGTACATGGACGGCATGGCCGTCATGAAGAAACTTGGCGGGTGATGTTCCGCCTCCTAGAGTTTGGCCGCTGTGATTCGCAGCGGCTTTTCTTATGCCACGAAAGGAGGTGGATTATGCGAAACCTGTTCCAGCGTGCCGGCAATGCGGTGCGTAACGTTGCCGGTCGTATCCGCAGCGCTTTTTCTCGCGGAGGCTCGCGTTCCTCCGGCTCCTGACATTTAGATTCGAGGTGATCCAGTTGGCCAAGACCACGATAACGCAGCCGACGCTGCCTGACGGCATCGAATGGCCGGAGGCTACCGTGCGCTGGTGGGAGCATCTGGCTTCCACCCCCGGCTCGGACTCGTGGACGGAGGCCGACTGGGACAACCTCATGAACGCCGCCCTGATCCACGCGGACATCTGGGGTTCCGGCAATTTCGCCAGCGTGCCCATACTGAACAAGCTGCTGCAGGATTACGGGATCACGCCAGCCGCACGCAGCCAGATCACGCAGGCGAAAGTGAAACAGCAGGAGCGGCATACGCCGCTCGATGAGATAGCCGAACGACGGAAGCTGAGGGTGATCGAGGGTGGCAAGGCGAAGAGGCGTACAGGAACCTAGCTTCGCTCTGGTTCCCAAGCACGCGCAGTCCGAGGGAGGAGAGGCGTGCGCGCTCGCCGCCGGCTACGACATGAAGCCGGATAAGTGGCAGCGTATCGTGCTTGATGGGTGGCTCGCCACGGATTCGAAGCTGCAATGGGCGGCGTCGGATTGCGGGTGCGCGGTGCCGCGCCAGAACGGCAAGAACGCGATTCTTGAGTTCACGGAGCTGTACCTTGCCGCGATCCTCGGTATGAAGATCCTGCACACGGCGCATGAGGTGAAGACCTGCCGCAAGCATTTCCTGCGCATGAAATACTACTTCGAGAACGCGCGCAAGTTCCCCGAACTGTCGGAACTGGTCACCTACATTCGGGCCACGAACGGCCAGGAGGCCATCGTGTTGAAGAACGGTGGCAGCATTGAGTTCATCGCCCGTTCGAAGAGTTCGGGCCGTGGCTTCACGGTGGACGTGCTGGTGTGCGACGAGGCGCAGGAGCTGACCGACGAGCAGATGGAGGCCATACAGCCCGCCATCTCGTCGGCACCCTCCGGCAACCCGCTGACCATCTACACGGGCACCCCCACACCGCCGACCTCGCCGGGCACGGTGTTCGCGCGCATGCGCCGCAACGCGCACAGGGACAAGCCGCCGAAGAACCTGTGCTGGTTCGAATGGGCGGCGAACGAGATAGGCGACGTGCACGACCAGCAACGCTGGTACCAATACAATCCATCGCTCGGCACCAGACTGCTGAAAAGCGTGGTCGTTTCCGAGTCGGAGAAGATGACCCCTGACGGTTTCGCCCGCGAACGTCTCGGCTGGTGGAACGATCAGGCCGGCGCGCTGTCCGATATCGATGCTGACGAGTGGGCCAAGTGCAAGACCGACAACCCCTGCATGGATGGCTACAACTCGTATGCGGTCAAGTTCAGCGCGGACGGCGCGAACGTCACCCTCGTGGCGTGCGTGCGCCCGCCCCGCAAGTCTGGTGAATTGCCGCACGTGGAGGTCATCGCCTCGCGCAGCATGCGCGGCGGCACCGGTTGGCTGGCCGACTGGCTGACCGCCGAGAAGGACGGTGCGGAACGATGGCGCAAGGCCATCGGCATCATCATCGACGGGCGCGTGGGAGCGCCCACCCTGGTCAACAGCCTCATCGACAAGGGCGTGTCCAAAAGAGTGATCGTGGTTCCGCGCCCTTCCGACGTGGCAGACGCTTGTTCGATGCTCGAACAGGCCGTGAACGACCATGGGCTTACCCATTTCGGCCAGCCTCTGCTTGACGAGGCGGTGGGTCATGCGAAGCACAGGAAAATCGGAGACGGGTTCGGCTACGAGACGTCCATGGAGAACATCGACGTGAGTCCCGTGGAAGCGGTGGCTCTCGCGTATTGGAACGTCAAGACTTCCAAACGTCATCCGGGAAGAAGAGCAAAGGCGGTGGCATTCTGATGCAGATTCCCAGTCTTGAAAACGTGCAGGTCGATAATCTGCCCGACGAGTGCCGAGAACCGTGGGATTTGATGATACGTCAATGGTCCCAGAAGCTCGAACGTAACCTTTTGCGCACCAAATACTACGACGGACGAAACGAGCTTAAGAATCTGTCCATCGCTGTGCCGGACAGCATGGCGGGGATAAGCGAGGTCGTGGGCTGGCCGCAGAAATCGGTGGACGCTTTGGCCGACCGCATCGTGTTCGATGGTTTCGTTGGAGTCGGCGACGACGGCCGCGACCCGTTGGGTTTGGATTCGATTCTTTCCGACAACGACTTCGACGTGGAACTGCCGCAGGCCATCCGCAGCGCGCTCACCCATTCATGCTCGTTCCTGAATGTGCGCAGCGCGGAACCCGAGGATGGTCTGCGCTCGAAGGTGTCGGTATCGTTCCGCAGCGCGCTCTATGAGACCGGCCTGTGGGATTACGCCCGTCGCGGCCTGTCGGCGGCGTTGTCGATAACCGATATCGACCGTTCCCAGTACGCGCAGGCGAACACCATCGTGCCTTCCGAGCTCATGCTCTACATGCCCGGCTACACGATTCGTATACGCCGCGCGCAATCAGGCCGCTATCATGCGGACGCTCCCCGGAACACGTACATGGATCATGTGCCCGTTTACCTGATCCCCTACCATCAGGACCTGAACCGCCCCTTTGGCCGCTCGCGCATCAGCCGCGAGGTCATGAGCATCACCGACACGGCGGTTCGCACCATGCTGCGCATGGAGGTAAGCGCCGAATTCTATTCGAGCCCGCAACGCTACCTCATCGGCGCTGACGAGCCGCCCGAGGACAGGAACGGCAAGAAGCTGACCGGCTGGGAAGCCACCATCTCGAAGATGCTCAACATCAGCCTCAACGAGGACGGCCAGGCACCCGCCATCGGCCAGTTCACGCAGATGACCATGCAGCCGCACACCGACATGCTTCGCGCACTCGCGGCACGCATGAGCGGCGCGACCGGCGTGCCGCTCAGCCAGTTCGGCGTGATGACGGATTCCGGCCCTTCCTCGTCCGACGCGATCATGGCGGCGGAAAGCGAGCTTGTCATCGAGGCGAAGAACGCCTGCCGCGCCATCGGCGTGCAGCTACGCAAGGCCGCGAGGGACATCGCCATACTCAACGGCACCAGCGAGGACAGCGACGAGCTCGACCGTCTGCAGGTCAACTGGCGTGACCCCGAACGCCCATCGCAGGCCGCGCTCTCCGATGCCATCGTGAAGCAGGTGACGGCCATTCCATGGCTCGCCAACTCCGACGTGGTGTTGGAGAAGCTCGGCTACACGGATTCCGACATCACACGCCTGTTGGCCGACAAGCGCAAGGCCGAAACCCGCAGCGTGCTTGACTCCCTCGTGAACGGAGGCAACAAGGATGACGGACAACCGGCAACTGAACCAGTTGCAAGCCAGCCAAGCCAGGGCGGTGGAACTGGCGCGCCGCGATCTGGCGAAACTGTGGGAGACGCTGCAACAGCTCAGCCCTGAATGGCAGCGTGACATGCTGCTCGATTACGTGCCGCAACTGGTCGTCAAATACGGCGACCTCGCGGCGCATGCCGCCTATGAATGGTATATGCGCGTCCGTGGCGAATCGGTGCCAGACCCGTGGGAGTACGACCTATCCGACTCTTTCCCCGGCGACGGCATCGACAAGACCATACGCTGGCAGGCCGGCCACCTGTGGACGGACCCGCAGACCATGCAGGCGTATCTGGTCGGCGCGATGCAACGCTGGGTCATGTATTCGGGGCGTGAAACCGTTGCCCGCCTGTGCGAGCACGACCCGTCCGAACCACGGTACGCGCGCGTGCCGAGAGGCGCGAAGACGTGCGCGTTCTGCACGATGCTCTGCTCGCGAGGCTGGGTGTACCACAGCGAGAAAACCGCGAAATACGCCAAAGGCTCGTTCAGCCTGTTCCACGACGACTGCGACTGCCAGATCGTGCCCGAATGGGACAGGGACCAAGCGCACATCGAGGGCTACGACCCCGACCGCATGTACTCGGAATACATGCACGCCCGCAGCCTCATCGAGAACGGCGGCCTGGACGACGACACCTATCGGATGATAAAGGCCACCACAAAAGGCAATCCCGACAATCCCAACGACCCGAACACGCTTGTCTACCTGATGCGCCGGCTTTACCCCGACCGATACAAGGACGGGTATGGAGTACCCAGACCGTCCCGTTCGCACTGAATTTTCCCCAACCACCCGCACGGGTGGTTTTTTTATGCCCGAAACGGGCCCAACCCACTAGGAGGAACCATGACCGAAGAGGCCAACGGCAACCAGCAGGCGGCATCGGCCGAGAACGGAGCGAAGCCGCCCGAAATCGACTACGAGGCCAAATACCGGGAGGCCGTCGCCCATTCCCGCGAATGGGAGAAACGCGCCAAGGACAACAAGGCAGCCGCCGACGAACTGCAACAGCTCAAGGAGGCCCAACTGTCCGAAGCCGAAAAGACAGCCAAGCACATCAAAGAGCTTGAAGCCAAGAACGCCGCCTACGAGGCGGAAAAACAGCAGAACGAATGGAAGACGCAGGTCTCCAAGGAAACCGGCGTGCCCATCGCACTGCTCCACGGCTCCACCCTCGAAGAAATGCAAGCCAACGGCAAGGCGCTCGCCGACTACATCACCGACAAAACCAAGCCCACGGTGCATGCCGCATCCGAATCCAACCAGCCGCCCGCACCATCCGACACATCCGGCGACTGGATCCGTGACCAGTTCCTCAAACAAAAGCAGAAATAACCCCCTCCATAGAAAGAAGGTATGACGATGGCTTCCAACGTGAACTCCATCATCACCAGCAGCGACCTCGGCGGCGGACTCATCCCCACCGAATACGCCACCCAGATTATCCAGGACGCTCCCAAGTCGAGCGTATCCCTGACCCGTATGCGTCAGATTCGCATGAGCACCCGCACGCGCACGCAGCCGGTGCTTGACTCCAAGCCGATCGCCTACTGGGTTGGCGGCGATACCGGCCTGAAGCAGACCACGAAGATGAAATGGTCGGGCCTGAGCATCACGGCCGAGGAGCTTGCGGCCATCGTGCCCATCCCGGAGGCCGTCATCGCGGATTCCGGCATCCCCATCTGGCCGGAGGTCATGCCGCGTCTGGCTTCCGCGCTTGGCTACAAGCTGGATCAGTCGACCCTGTTCGGCGTGGACAAGCCGTCCAGCTTCCCTGACGGCATCATCCCGCAGGCCATCGCGGCGCACAACACGCTCACCCAGGGCAAGGACCTCGCCAAGGACGTGGCCTCCATGGGTCAGAAGCTCGCCGAACAGGGCTTCGCCATGAACGGCTTCGCCAGCAAGCCGGGCCTGAACTGGGAGCTTATCGGCCTGCGCAATGCCAACGGCAGCCCGATCTACGTGCCCTCGCTCGCCTCCGGCGCGCCGTCCACCCTGTACGGCTTCGGCCTCAACGAGGTAGACAACGGCGCATGGGATGCTACCAAGGCCACGCTGCTCGGTGCCGACTGGTCGAACTTCGTGGTCGGCATCCGTCAGGACATCACCTACAAGATGCTTGACCAGTCGGTTATCTCTGACGATAACGGCAAGGTGATTCTGAACCTCGCGCAGCAGGATTGCGTCGCCATGCGCGTCGTGTTCCGCGTCGGCTTCCAGATCGCCAACCCCATCAACGACGTGCAGCCCGACAAGACGAAGCGCTTCCCGGCGTACGTCATCACGCCGGCATCGACGTCCACCGGAGCGTGATGGCCATGGGACTGAACAAGCAGATACAGTTCGTGCGTCAACCGAAGCCGACTGACGGCGAGATTATCGCTCAGGTGGCCGTTTTTGACGGGGAAGGCAATCCGGTCGATGTCGGCGGCGCTCCCACCGCCGACACGCTTGCCGGTGCCACCAACACCGGCAAGGCGGTGCTCAAAGCCACGGATGCAGCCGGCGCGCGCAAGGCCATTGGCGCGGGAACGTCCAGCTTCAGTGGAAGCTACAACGACCTGTCGAACAAGCCGACGATTCCGCCCGCCTACACGCTGCCCGCCGCCACGGCTGAGGCGTTGGGTGGCGTCAAGAAAGGTGCCGCGATCCCGGATCTCGCGAGCGGCGCGGATGCGGCGGTCATCGCCACGAAGGTCAACAGCATCCTCGCCCAGTTGCGCGCGATCGGTGTCATCGCCGTCTGACGTGGGGAGGTGCGTTATGGCCGACGAAACGGAAGAAAACCCATTCGCCACCCACACGGAATTGTTCAAACGCTGGAAGCAGATGCCGGACGACCCGGATTATGTTGACCAGCGGCTGGCTGATGCATCGCAGTTCATTCGCGAGCAGTGTCCCGGATGGCGCGATATCGCATCCGCCACGTTGGAACGCATCGCCTGCGAGCTCGCCAAGGATGTGATCTCGTCCGACATGCAGACCGAGGGTGCCGGTTTCGATACGACCGGTGCCAGCAATCTCAGTCTCACGGCGGGCAGTTTCACTCAGTCGATGACCTTCTCGAATCCTCGCGGCGAATTCTATCTGTCCAAGGGACAGAAGAAGGCGCTTGGGCTCACCGGCCAACGCTTTTACAGCGTCGACCTGTCGAGCGGGGAGGCGTCATGAGGGGCGAGACCGTGAAGGTGCTGCGCTACACGTCCACCGGTGGGACAGACCCCGGCGGCTCGCCAGTCACCAAGGTTGATATCGAGTCGGTTGGCAACGTGCTTGTCTCGCCCGGCGCGATGAGCAACGCCACCGACTCGATTCGACCTGACGGCGTGACCGTTGCATTCACCTGCTTCTTCCCCCGCAGCTACGCATACCGGAGTCTGCGCGGGGCGATGGTGCGCATCGATTCCCATGACTACAAGGTGGTCGGAGACCCGAGGCCTTTGGACGGCGGCATGAAGCCGACCGCATGGAACCTCAAGGTCGAAGTCACCGACACGGAGGGATAACCATGGTCAAGATGGTGAAACTGAATTATTCGGCGTTTCAGGCATACCGGCGCAACGAGGGTTCCAAGGCCGCCATAGGCGAGGCTCGGAAGCTCGCGGCGAGGGCGAACGCCATGGGCTCGCCCACACATGCGGGCCAGCCCATGTATACGGCGTTGGGCCCTCAGCCAAGCCCCGAGGGAGCCACCGCGCTCGTGCACACGGAGAACACCGCCGCGCGCGTCGATAACGCGGCCCACAACACGTTGGCCAAGGCGTTGGGAGGTGGCGGCTGATGGCCGTGAACGCGGAAAAACTCGTCATGGACTGGCTCAACGCGGACCCGACGATCAAGGCCGAATATCCGGCCAGTTTCGACGTGCCCGCCGGATCATCGGCCACGCACCCGCTGCCGTTCGTCACCGTCGAACAGGTGGGAGGCTCGGACGAACGGTTCCGCAGCCTGCCGCTTATCGCGGTGCAGGTGTGGGGCGAGTCGCGCTGGCTGGTCTCCGAGGCTGCGGCGAAACTCATACTCCCCCGCCTCAAACGCATAACGGAGTTGCCCGAGGTCGCCGACATCGACATCGCCGGCCGCACGCATTTCCCCATGCCGGACGGGCGGCCCCGCTACCAGATACTCATACAACTCACCGTCAAATCAGACGACTAACGAAAGGTCTAAATCATGGCTGGTTCCACAACCAACGATTCCACCATGGTGTCGTTGGGCAAGTTCAAGGTCGGCGGCTACGCCTACTGGGCACCGTCCGGCACCGCGCTGCCCACCGATTCCTCCACCCCGCTGGCCGCGGCGTTCAAACTGCTCGGCTACCTGTCCGAGGACGGTCTGACCAACACGACCGACACCGACACCACCGAGATCAAGGACGCCAACGGCACGACCGTGATGAAGGTCATCACCAGCTACGCCGAGTCCTACCAGTTCGCGCTGCTGGAGGTGCTGCGCGCCGAGGCCGCCAAGATGCGCTACAACTCGGACGCGGTCACCGGCACGGACAAGAGCATGACCATCAAGCACCAGATGCCCTCCGACGAGGACTTCGTGCTCGTGTTCGAAATCGCGATGACCGGCAATGTGAAGGACCGCCTCGTGATCGGCAACGGCACGCGCGCCGAGTTCGGCGACCGACAGGTGCATGCCGGCGACGCGCAGGTCTACGACGTCACCGTGTCCGCCAACGACATGGGCAACGGCGTCACCGCCATCGAATACATCGGCAAAGCCTCGATGGCCGTCATGAGCGCCGCGACCACCAAGGCTTTGCTCGGCAAGGTCGTCGACCCGGTCAACGGCGACGAGAACGCCGAAACCGCCGAAGAGGTTCCGTCCGCCGAATGACGGTTCTTCCCGCGTCGCGCTTCGAGCGACTTCCCACGACGCGGGAACCTTTCTTCGTTCAACCGTGGAAGTCGTTTTCACTAGTCTTTTGGAGAAGTCATCATGTCACGAAACCGCCACCGTTCCGGTAATCCCGCCAGCAACAACGTCCCCGGCAACCGTCCGCAGGATCACAGGCCCGCGCAGGGCAAGCCGCGCACCGTCACCGTCAAGGGCATCTCCCTGACCATCGACCCGAAACTGATGGACGATTGGGAGCTCGTGGAACTGTTGTACGACTACCAGTCGGATCCGGAGGGCAACGCGCTGGCCGTGATCCCGTTCCTGCGCAAGGTGCTTGGCGACGGCTACGCGAGGGTCAAGGACGCGTTGCGCGATCCGGACACCGGGCGCATCAGCGGTGAAAGCATGGGCGAATTCGTCGAGGAGCTGATGGAGAAGCTCAACGACGCGGCCCCAAACTCCTGACGCTCGTATACCTGTTGCATGCCTGCCCCGACCAGTTGGCGGCGGACATGCGGCGCGTATACGGGCTTAGCGTCTATGAGCTGGATCCGTTGGAGACGGCCGCGTTGGCCGCGAACCTGCCCGCCGGCTCCCTTATCTGGCAGAAGCTGGACGTTCCGGTCGCGTGGACGCTCGACCAGTATCTGATGGCCGCGCGGATCGACCAGATGAACATGTGGATGTGGGGCAACGCCGACCCGAAGAAACGCGGCCCGCAGCCGGAACCGCTGCCGAGACCAGGCAACGGAAGCGGCCATGCCGTCGCGAACCCCTCCAAGCCGGAGGACTCCGGGGAAGCCACGCGCAGGACGCGCACCATCAAGCCCATGGACCTGACCATCGAACAGCTCGACGCGTTCATGAGCCGCGACTTCACGGACGTGGAGACGAAACCCTTCACCCACAACGAATAACCGAATAGAGAGGCACGGTCATGGCATACCAGCTGGCCCAGGCGTACGTGCAGATCGTGCCCAGCATGAAGGGCGTGGGCAAGGCCATCGAAAGCGCGTTCGACGGGCCATCCAAATCGGTCGGCCAGAAAGCCGGCGACACCGCCGGCGGCGGCTTCTCCAGGGGATTCTCCGCGAAGCTCGGCGTGATCAGCGGCGTCGCATCCAGCATCGCCACGAAGGTCATCGGCGTGTTCTCCGGCCTGTCCGGGCAGATCCTCGACGCATCGGATTCGACCCAGAAGTTCGCACAGACACTGGACTTCGCCGGCGTCGGGGCCGACCAGATCAAGAAACTGACCACGTCCACGCAGGAGTACGCGAACAAGACCGTCTACGGCATCGACGACATCCGCAACACCACCGCCCAGCTGGCCGCCAACGGCGTGCCGAACTACGACAAGCTCGCCGAAGCGGCCGGCAACCTGAACGCGGTCGCGGGCGGCAACAGCGAAACGTTCAAAAGAGTCGCGATGATGTTCACCCAGACCGCCGGCGCAGGCAAGCTGACCACGGAGAACTGGAACCAGCTGGCCGACGCGATCCCAGGCGCTTCGGGCAAGCTCCAGGAGGCGATGCTCAAGAACGGCGCGTACACTGGCAACTTCCGCGACGCGATGGCAAAAGGCGAGATCACCTCACAGGAGTTCAACGACGCGCTCATGCAACTGGGCATGAACGACGGTGCCATCAAGGCGGCGGAAAGCACGCAGACGTTCGAGGGCGCGTTCGGCAATCTCGAGGCCACCATCGTGGACGGTGCGGCGAACATCGTCAACACCGTCAAACCGTACATCACCGGAGCGGTCACTGCGTTGGGCGACGGCATCGGCAAGGCGATGCAGTGGGTGAACGACCTCACGGGCGCGCTCATGAAAACCGAGGGCGTGCAGACGTTCGCCAACGGGGTGAAAAGCATCGCCGGCGCGGTCGGTTCGGTCGTCGGCCCGTTCGCCGGCGTCATCGGCAGCCTGCTCGGCTTCACCGGCGGCGCGTACAGTGCCGGCGGGGCCGCCCAGCAGCTCTCCAATATTCTGGGCAGCATCGGCGGCATGCTCCAGTCGGTCGGCACGTTCGTCCAGCAGAACGCCGACTGGATGCAGGCGCTCGCGGTCGCGGTCATGGCGGGATATGGCGCGTTCAAGCTGTTCTCGATCATCACGACCGTGGTCGGCTTCATCAAGGCGTTCAGCCTCGCTGACACCGTCGCCGCCGCAAAGCAGTGGCTGTTGAACGCGGCTATGAACGCGAACCCAATCATGCTGGTCGTCACCGCGATATCGGCGCTGGTCGCCGCACTGGTCTGGTTCTTCACGCAGACTGAGACGGGTCGCAAGGCGTGGGCGGCGTTCACGTCGTTCGTCTCCTCTGCATGGCAGAAGACGGTCGATGCCGTCACCAGTCTCGGCCAGAACATCGCGAACTTCTTCACGCAGACGCTTCCCAATGCGTTCCAGTCCGTCGTCCAATGGTTTCAGCGGCTGCCGGAACGTATCGGCAGCGCATTGTCGAACCTGCTCACGGCTGTGGGCGAATGGGCCACCTGTCTCGCGCAATCCGCGTGGACCGCCGGGAACCAGTTCGTGCAGAACGTCGTGTACTTCATCACGCACTTGCCTGAGACGATTGCCTACTGGCTGTCCTATTCGATCACGTTCGTGGTCGCATGGGTCGCGCTTATGGGTCAGAAGGCCATCGACGCTGGCACACAGTTCGTGCAGAACGCGGGCACGTTTATATCCCAGCTGCCAGGCAATATCTGGAACTGGCTGGGCGCCCCCGTCACCAACACGGCCCAACCCGACGTTC